AGGAGATGGGGAAAGACAACTTTAGCAGTACACGAATTGATTCCTCAACCTGCATTAGATGGTCATCCTGTTGCATACTTTGCTCCAACATATGGTGATTTACACGATGTATGGCACGAATTGAAGATGATATTAAATCCTATCATCAAAGAAAAAAACGAACAACAAAAGCAGATGCGATTAATTACTGGAGGAGTAATTGATTTTTGGTCTATGGATAATCCTGATAGTGGTCGTGGTCGCAAGTATAAGAGAGTTATAGTGGATGAAGCAGAGAAAGCAAGTAAGTTTAAAGATGCTTGGCAAAACACCATCTTACCTACTCTAATTGATTATTCAGGTGATGCTTGGATTCTTTCAACTCCTAAATTCGGTGATACATATTTTAAAAGATTATTCAATCAAGGAAAAAAAGAAAACGATTGGTCATCATTCAATCTTTCAACATATCAGAATCCAACTATTGCTAAAGAAGATATTGATATCATCAAAAGAACAATGGATGAATTATCTTTTAGATGCGAGATACTTGCTGAAGATATTGATTTAACTCGAAACTCCTTTGCATATGCATTTGATGAAAACAAACACATTGGAACTGCATCTTATAATTCAAACTATGTTGTAACATTGTCATTCGATTTCAATGTGGATCCGATAACTTGTACTGCATCGCAAAACTATAATTCATTTAAATACTTTATTAAAGAATTCAGAATAGAGAATTCAGATATCTATGAGATATGTCAGCATATCAAAGCAAAGTTTCCTAATGCAATATTTATGGTAACCGGTGATGCTACTGGCAGGAATCGTTCAGCATTAACTAAAGGTAATATGAATTACTATTCAGTAATCAAATACGAATTAAAGTTAGGTGATGGTCAATTTAAGCAAGGAACGGTTAATCCATCAGTTGCTGATACAAGAGTTCTGCTAAATTCAATGTTGCAAAACTATAACATCATCATTGATACAATTGAATGTCCATATCTGATTAAAGATTTGAAATATGTTGAAGTTGATGGTAATGGTGACATCAAGAAGGATAGGTCCAATGATAATCGCAAAGCCGATTTACTTGATTGTATGAGATACGATTTGGCAACATTTCACAAAGATTTTATCAAATCATTTAATATCTAAAAAAAAAATGGGAAGAGATTTAACTCCTCCCATTCAGGTAACAACGATTAAAAACAACAACATCACAAATGTATAAAATCATTTAAATACCTTTATAAAAAGTTATTAACATACATTTGATTTTTAATGTAAAATAATACATTTGTAATGATGATACAATTGCTACTAATATTATTTCTGAATAGTTTATTCATATTTGGTTTACACTATTCTTTTTCATACGATGAAGATGCAGATGGTAATATCTTTAATAAATCTTTGTTGTGGTTTGTTCAGTATTATGCAAAGAAAATATTAGGAAATTATTTCGCAAAGTTATTTGGTGGATGCATAATATGTATGGCATCTTTATGGTCATTACCTTTCTTCTTTCTTTACTTTACTAATCCATTGTTCTTACTTATATACATTCCATCGTTAGCCGGGATGAATAGAATTATAATTAGATTTATATAAATGGCAGCAATAAATGATTTCGTATTGAATAAGAATTGGAACTGCATTGGTAAATGTGGTTGCGTTCTTGACAAATGGAAATATGTTTCAAAAGAACATTCAGGATTTGAAATACGAATTGCAGTTAACGGAACTGGAGTATTTGAAATAAGACATCAAGATATTACAAAAAGGTCAGGAACCGGTTTGGATCAACTGACATTACGATATAAAGAAATAATTGGATAATGTACGAAGACATAACTGAAGAACAATTAATATTAATATTTAAAGGTATAAGACCTGAAGGTATTAGTAAAAGAGTATTTGATATTCTGCGAAAGGATAAAGAGTATCAAGTAAGACAACACAAAAAAGGATATTTATTTCACAATTCAATCAATGGACCATATGTCAAAAAAAATTAACTTCAATGGTAAAATTCAACCTGAACATCGTGTTGTATATAGTTTCACTTGTAACGATATTGATTTTTTTAAGTTTGATGATAGTAGCAGTATTCCTTGTGGTAGGGCATTTCACGCATTATCTTATTATGAAGAACTTGAGATGAGATGTACAAGAGAATATCTTCAAGGTGCATTTACTGCTATTGAAAATATTCTACGCAAAACCGAAATAGATATATTCGAAGTAATGAAGATTGTTCAGAATAGTAAAGAACGATTGGATTATATTTTTGAACCTGAAATAATAAAGAAGTTAGCATCAGTAATTTATTTTGATGAAAGTGAAAATCCGTATTCATATGACTTTAAATATGGAACTGAAAAGATGGCAATGTGGGATGAACATCCATTAGTTATTAAAGGAACGAATGAAATATCTGCTCCCGGCATTGATTTTTTTTTGTCAAAGCCAATCAAGAGTTTAATGCCATCAATAGATTTATCCAAGAAAGATTTAAATCTTTATTTGAAAACAATGGAAGTGATGACAAGCGAACAATTAACAACAATTATATCTCATCTATCCGTGAAAGACAAGAGCAAAGATTTTTACAACATTCTAAAATCGCAAACAATAACAACTTAAAGTTGAAAGAATTATATCAATTGTCAACATATGAATATTACTTACTGATTGAAGATAATATACTATCAGCAAATAAGCATAATGTAATGATTGATGAAGATTAAACTGGCGAAAGCAATAAGGATTTTTATATTAAAATAAATAAAGATGCCTGATATTATACTCCGGATTAAAGGAGATTCAAAAGATGTAGTTGCATTAGGTGAAGAACTCAAGAAACTTGGAAAGATTGATGATGAAAATGCAAAACAATTTGAAGATAACAACAAGAAATTTCAAAAAGGTAATAAAGAAAATACAAATACTTTAAAGGAAACTTTCAAAGGTATTACTGATATTAAAGGTCAACTTCTTGATTTGGGTAAAGGTATTGCAGCAGCATTTGCAATTGAATCAGTAATTGCATTCGGAAAAGAATCTATTGCTGCATTTCAAGAAGCAGAATTAAATGCAAACAAATTATTATCAGCAGTTAAATTAATTGGTGGAGAAGGAGTTGATGCCTATCAAAAGTTAATTGACCAATCAGAGATTCTTCAGGGAATAACTATTTTTTCAGATGATGATATTCAAAGGGCGCAAACACAATTGGTTCAATTCGGTTTAAACTCGGATCAAGTAGAAAAATTAATTCCTAAAATAATTGATTTAGCATCTGCTACGGGAACTGATTTAGGTTCTGCAACTGATACGGTCATTCAAGGTGTAAATGGTCTTACAAGAGGATTAAAACCATTAGGTTTAGAATTTAAAGATACTGGAGATAAAGCAGAAAATTTAGCAATCATAACTGAAAAATTAAATAAGTTTACCGGACAAGCAGGAGTTATTGCAGAAACATCTTCAGGTAAGATGAAAATTCTTGCAAATGCTTGGGATGATTTCAAAGAGTCAGTTGGTGGTTTTCTTTTAGATTCAGCAGAATCATTAATATCAGTATTTACTGACTTACCACATTATTTTAATGAAACAATAAAAGCAATGATTTCAGGAAAATCTCCTGCTGATGAATTTGCTAATTCAATTAAAAGTACGGATGAAGTAGTTAAGGCAGCAGGGATTTCAATGACAAAGTTTTCTATTGCACAAAAAGAAATGCAAATTAGAACTCTTGAAAATGCAGGTGTTGGTGGACCAATACCAAAGTTAAGAGAAGAATTAGAGAAGTTAAAGAAATCATTGGATGACCTTGAACATCCTAAAGATGCAAAAAATAATCTTGGTGTTGAAGATGGAAAGCCAACAAAGATTCTTAATGAATTAGAATTGTTGATTAAAAAACAAGGTGAATTAAAAAAAGAATTAGAACTTCAATCAATATCAGGAACTTTAAATAATAAAACATTACAAGAATACGAAGATGTAACAACAAGAATAACTGATGCTCAAAGATTATTAAAGAATGCTATTGATCCAACAATTAAAGCAATAGATTCACAAGCAGAATCAACAAAAAATGCAAATAAAAAGATTGAAGAAGATTTGCAAACACATCTAAATACTTTAACTGAAAAAAAATTAACTACTAAAGAAGAAGATGAACAATTAATTCAAGCAGGAAAAGATACATCTATTGAAGCACAAACTGCAATTGCAAAAAATCAATCAGAAACTTTGAAAACATTAACGGTTGAAAGAGAATTATCTGCTGAAGAAGCATTTGCAATTGCGAATACTATGACTGATGGTATCAAGACAATTAACGATGCATATTTAAATTATGAGTTAACAACTTTGAATAACCAGTTAACAAACAAAACGATTACGCAAAAAGAATATGATGCAAGAGTAAAGAAAGCAAAGAGAGATGCAGCAGAAGTTGATAAAGAACTTGCAATGTATAACATCGTATTAACTACTGCTCAAGGTATAATGAAAGCAATTCTTGACTTTCCGGGTCCTGCCGGTTTAATTATGTCTGCTATTGTTGGTGCAATGGGAGTTGCTGAATTTGCAATTGCAGCATCAACTCCAATTCCACAATTTGCAAAAGGAACTGACTTTTTAAAGAGAGGAAGAAACAAATCAGGTATTGATACAATTCCAATTATGGCAAACGAAGGAGAAGCAATTATTCCAACGGATAAGAATGCAAAATATCCGGGTATGTCTAATGCTTGGATAAAAGGAAATCTTGATGATTACATAAATCATCGTTATGTTATTCCGGCATTAAAATCAAATAGAAAAGGAATTGATGCTGATGAATTTTCAAGTAAAATAGCAAAAGCAATTCAACTTAATTCACTATTCAATGATACTAATCTTCTTGAATCCGATAGAATTAATCGTAAGATATTTATTGAGCAAAATAAATTGCTAAAAAAGATTGCAACAAATTCAAACTCTAATTATAAATTCTAATGTTCAAATTTTATTTAGATAATAATCTTGTAAACAATCCAATTAACTGGGATGAATTTTCTGAAACAATAGAACGAAATGATGTTATTCGTGGTTTATTAATTAAAATAAATACTAAACTTAATTTTACTGATGATGCATATGCATATCTTTATAATACAAAGAATTCAAATGGATATTGCAACTTTGTAACTTTAAAGATTTATAAGTTATGCAATAGTGTTGATTCATTATTATTTGAAGGTAATATAAGGATTTCAGATTGTACATTTCATTTAAATAATTGTTTAGTTGAATGCAACATTGAAGATGATTCATTTGGTGCAAGAATATTTAACAACAAAAGCATTAAAACATTTGTGAATTCAGGATATTCAAAGAATCAAGTTGCAATAACTCCATCAATTAATTTGCAGTTAAGTATTTTTGAACCTGCAACTGCAACTATTTATGCAAGACAATTAACTGCATTCGATATTATGGATGCAATGAATTATCTTGTGCAATTTATGACTGATGGAAGAATGAATGTTGTTTCTAATTGGTATTCAACTTTACTTCCTGATGAAAGAATTTGCATTATAAAAGGAATGGAATTGCGTTTAGGTAATCATACTAATACTGATGTTCCTGAAGTATCGTTTCAACAATTATTTGAAGAATTAAATAAGAAATTCAATATTGGTTTTTCAATTGAAAACATTGCAGGAACTTGGACAATGAGAATTGAACCAATGTCATTTTTCTATGATACAACAAATGTTCTTACAACTGAATACATACCTGATTTAGTGGAATCATTTAATACTGCAAATCTATATTCTAAAGTAAAAGTTGGAAGTAGTAAATCAGCAGATTATGATCCATCTATTCATTCATTTCCTCCTATAAGATTTCTTGCATTTGAAGAAGAAAGTTATATCATTCAAGGACAATGTAACATTGATAGAGAACTTGATTTGTCATCAGGATTTATTATTGATTCAAATGTTATTGAAGAATTATTATTTACAAATACAACTAATACTTCATACGATAAAGATATATTTTTAATTCAATATACAATTCCAAATGGAATTATAGTTAATAATGAAGCAGTTGCTTGGAATGATAATACATCTGCTACTCCAGTATTCTATAATAAGATTTTAACAAATGCTAATGTATCTAATAGATGGGATGTTCAAGGTAATATAGCACAATATTTAAATGCAACTGACAATAGATTTATGGCATCAAGTACGATGACTATGCCATTTCAAACAACGGTTACATTATCACCATCATATATATTACAAACTCCATTTAATCCATATGCATTTCCTGATGATTCAACTCCTCCGAACTACGATGCAAATGCAAATTATAATACTGCAACATATCGATATACTGCTCAAGCAAATGGTATATATACTTTTAGAGTAAAGTTTAAAAGAAAATTTTTACAACAAGTGGATCAAGGTGGTTTATCAACATCAACATTTGCTGCATTTGATAAATGGCGAATAACTGCAAATGCTTATAGTGGTGCAACATTAAAGAGAAGTAATTTTCAAACTACTTTAACAAAATCATTTACTGATTCATCTTTAAATATTGCTAATCAATATTTATTTACTTATGTTAATCCTATTGGAAGTAGTTTTGATAAGGATGTATATATGAATTTAGAAGATGATGTATATATTGATTTATATATGAATGCATCTGAACAATGTCAGATACAATTAGAATTTGCATATTACGATTTATATCAAGAAAGATATTATCCGGGTATTTCAGTTCCAACTGGTTCAGTATACAATCAAGAATTTGGAGTTAATAGTTATACTTTACAATCAGGTTCAGAATTTGAATGTACAACTACATCAGATGGTGGTGGTATTTATCAAGGAAAAAATGTTGATGCATATAAAGTTTCTTTATTTAAATATGAATTTCCAATAAATGAAACTGATTGGATTAACATTAAAAGTAATCCAAAACAATCAATTAATTTTGGCATTGACAATGCAACAAAAAGAGGATGGATTAATTTAATTGAAAGAAATGCTGAAAATGGTATGGCTACAATTGAATTAGTTTCAAATATTAATAATACAAATCAATGATAAAAAATATAAATAATCAACCAATATCATTCTTAAATGATACTGATACTTGTGCATCTCCTTCGGCAAAATATGTTCAAGTTGTAAATAAAAATGAAGATAATCAATTTGTTCAATTTGAAATTGGTCCTTGTCCTGACTGCACAAATGTAGTTAATGAAGGAAATATAACTATTGGAACTGGATGGTCATCAAATTATGTATATGATGGAAGTGGTGGTGGTGGTGGTAGTTGGGAAGTTCTTTTAACAAATGTTGATCCTGAATGGATAACTATATCATTTTTTATTACATCATTATCAGGTTCATTCGAATTTAGAAATGATGCATCAATTGTTGCAACATTAAATTCTCCGGGAACATATACATTTACTTTCCTTGTATCATCAATGGCTACATTATCATTTACTCCTATGACTGGTAATGATACTTTAGTTTTCAATAATTCATTATCAAATGATGGTCTTCCATCAGGATGTTTATTACCTACTAATTATAGATTTATAATCAAAGATAGTGATGGTAATTTCATAACTGAAATAGATAAAAATATTTCTATTGAAGATAATAAAATGTCTTTGAATATAAATTGGGTTCAATATAATTTACCTGATGGATGCTATTACATTTGTCTTGCTGATCCTTGTGTTAACACAAACAATCAAAACATATTAAATCTAACCAATGGATATTCAGTAGGTCCAGTATCATCTGCTACTTGTACTGCTATTAATGATGTTATTCATTACACATCAAATAGTAATTCAGGTGCTGCTACGGTTACAATGAATAATGCAAATCTTATTGATGGTTTATGTTACGATTTATCTTATAAAGTTTTTGCAGGAGAAATAAATTCTACAAGATTCAGAGTTAAACACGGAGGAAATGTTAGTGGATGGATATCATCAGTTGGAACATATACATTTCAGCACAATGCACAAACTGGAGTTAACTTTGTTTTTGAAATTCAGTCAACACATAATGATGAAAACATTCACGAATTATATATACGAGATATTAATTTAGCAGTATGTGCATCAGCAGTTATATGTGATTGTTGCAGTAATATGTTTCGTTTAGGAACATTTGATTGTTCACATAGAATTGTTGCTTGTAATGACAAGAATGGTTTAGGTTTTAGTTTTGCAAATCCATCATTCTCTTTTAGTATGCGTTTAATTTCAAAACTTGTTAGAGGAAGTTATAAAAATGAAAGAGATTCATTTCAAGATTCATTGGGAAATAAAAAAACTATTCATTTTAAATCAAGGAAATCAAGAGAGTTAAGAATTGAACCGGCAGTTGCTGAATATGTTCACGATTTTATTTCTACTCTTGGTGGTTATGACCACATATATATTGATAATGTTGAATACTTTATTGATGATGATGAATATAATGTATCTTATCCATCAAGAAACGATATAGAAGCAATATCAACTATTAAAGTTTCTGAAAAAATTCAGTTAGTTGAAAATAAAATATGTGGTGTTGGTGCTGCTACTTGTTTTGGAAATGAAACTGGTAAACCTAATTGTAATTGTTAAAAAAATAATATGAAAATTTTAGTAAAATTTCCTACACGAAGTAGACCAATTAAATTCATTGAAGTTCTAAAGAGTTATATTGAACTATCATCTAATCCAAGTAAGATAAATTATCTTGTTACTTACGATAATGATGATGTTACAATGAATGAAGAAGTTATTGCAACAATAAAATCTTTATCAAAGAATATAACTTTATTATCAGGTCATTCAGCGAATAAGATTCACGCTTGTAATCGTGGAATCGAAACATACAATAAAAAATGGGATATAATTGTATTAGCATCTGATGATATGATTTGTCAAGTAGAAGGATGGGATGAAGACATAAGAAACAATATGACTGATTACTTTCCTGATACTGATGGTTGTCTTTGGTTTTGGGATGGTGATGTTAACACAAAGAAGAATGGTTTGTGTACTATGAATATAATGGGTAAGAAATACTATAATAGATTTGGATATCTATATCATCCATCATATATATCTTTATGGTCAGATAACGAATATACTGAAGTTGGTTTATTATTGAACAAAATTAAATTCATTGATAAAGTAATTTTTAGACATATTCATTTTTCAAATACTCCTAATATTCAACCTGATGAATTGATGAAAAAAACGCAAATGTTTTTTCATATTGATAAAGCAAATTATGTAAGAAGAAAAGAAAAAAGATTTGGATTGTAATGGAAACAATTGTTAACGCATATATTGGTGATGGTTGGTATGATAAAGGATCAACAAGATTAAGAGATACTTTGTTTGAACAAGAATGGTATAATCTAATTACATTTAGAAATGTTGCTATAAATAAATATTATAATGATGATTGCAGATATACAATTAAAACTGCTGCAATGAAAGAAGTAATATCAGATGGATTTAAAACTATTCTTTGGGCAGATTGTTCATTGATGGCAATAAAGAATCCTAAAGCAATATTTGATAAGATTAAGAAAGATGGTATATATGTTGAAACAAATGGATATAATGCAGCACAAGAATGTTCTGATGCTTGTTTAAAATACTTTGATGTAACAAGAGATGAAGCAGAAAACATTCCAATGTGTTCTTCCGGAATGCTTGGATTTGATATAACAACTGACATCGGAAAATCATTTATAAATCAATTTGTTCAGGCATCAATTGATGGAATATTCAATGGAAGCAGAGAACATAACAATCAAAGTTCTGATTCAAGATTTTTTCATCATAGACAAGACCAATCAGTAGCATCAATAATACTTTATAAGTTGGGTTATAAGATTCCTGAATTGAATACTTTTCTATCTTACAAAGGAGCAGAACATAAAAAAACAATATTTGTATGTCAGGGAATGTAATCAAGTATGCAATTGTATCAGCAGATAATTCTCATTATCTTGACTATTGGAATATCATTTCAAATGCTTGGATTAAAATGGGAATAACTCCAGTATTAGTTCACATTAATGGTGATGATACAATAATCAATTTAAAAGATGATACAATGAAGATTACATTGCCTGAATTGAAAGGTATTAAGACATCATTACAAGCACAAATTGGAAGGATATGGGCAACTAAATACTTGTCAGGTAAGTTTATATTTTCCGACATCGATATGATGCCATTGAACAAGAATTACTTTCAAGATATTGCATCTATATATGATGATGAAACAATAGTTTCTTATTCATCAGATGCAGCAGAAAAATTTGATGGAACATATCCGATGTGTTATATTTCAGCGAATGCAGAAACATTTTTACAACTAATTAAATTTAATTCTTGGCAGTCATTTGTTGAGAATTTATTATATATTTGTGAAGACCAATGGACAACGGATCAAAAGTATATGAAAACTATTTTAGATTCATATCATAAAGTAATACATCTTACAAGAGTATTTAGTCAAGATGGAATTGCTAATAGAAGAATAGATAGATTAAGTTGGATATACTTCAATGATGATGTTAAAAATGGTATCTATTACGATGCACATCTTCCAGTTCCATTTAAAGAAAATGAAACATTAATCAACAACTTATACTCATTAATATGAATCCAATTTTAACAATAGCAATTCCTACTATTACAAGTAGAAGAAATCAATTTACTTTACTATATGAGCATATACGAAATCAAATAAAAGAATACAAGTTAACAAAGAAAGTTGAATTGATTTTTGAATGTGATAACAAAGAAATTAGTATTGGTGCTAAAAGAGATTTGCTTATTAAAAAAGCAAAAGGAAAGTATATTGTAATGATAGATGATGATGACTGGTTACCATACAACTATTGTAACGATGTATTATCTGCTTGTGAAGATGATAGTGATTGTATAGGTTATCTTGAAGATTGTGTATTCGATTGGAATCAGAGGGCTACATCTTGCATTAGTTTACGATATAAATCTTGGATGAACAATGTAGGAGTTTATGATTATGTTCGTACTCCATTCTTTAAAGTTCCAATTAAAACTGAAATATGTAGGCAAGTTGGTTGTGCTGATTTGCGTTTTGGTGAAGATTCAGATTTTGCAAAAAGGATTTATCCATTGTTAAAATCAGAAACATTTATTGATAAAAAATTGTATATTTACAGATACAAATTTGAAAATCATAATTCAAAATATGGTTTTATAAATTCAGATTCAAACATTTAATACTAAAAAAAATGCCATTAAAAAAAGGAAGTTCACAAAAAACTATTTCAGCAAATATTTCTGCTGAAGTAAAAAAAGGTCATCCACAAAAACAAGCAGTTGCAATGGCTTTGTCATCTGCTTTTGGTCCATTGAAAAAAGCAGGAAAGAAAAAATAATAACTATGAAAAAAACTGAATCAAAAGGAATAGTTCTCATTGCAGCAGGGCATCCATACTATGGTAATTATGCCTATCAGTTAGCAGTTTCGATTAAGGAAAATAGTAATAATATTCCTATATCATTAATAGTTGAAGGTAATGGAATTACTCATTTAACAAATGATAAGTTAAAGATATTTGATTTGATTATTCCTGCAAAACCTGAAAACTACATCAGTAAATCTTTAGGCATTAGAGATGTTTTCAAATTGAAAACACATATATATGATTTATCACCATATGATACTACATTATATCTTGATGCTGATATGTTATGGTTGCCACAAAAAAATGTTGAATCATTATTCGATGAATTAAAAGATGTTAATTTCACTATGTCTAATAGAGGAAGTTTATCTATTGATGATGCAGAAAAAGGATTCATTGAATGGGCTGATCCACAATTAATAAAACAAATATATGGTTTTGATAAGCAAATGTTTTTTCATCTATCTTCTGAATTTATATACTTTAAAAAAACAAAAGAAAATAAATCATTCTTTGAAAAAGTAAAGAAGAATTTTGATTATCCAAAAGTTCCTTATAAACTATTTGGAAACAATCAACCTGATGAATTATCTTTTACTATTGCTATGATGCAATCAGAATTATATCCTCATACATCATCATTCTTCCCGGCATATTGGGAAGCATTCAACAAACAAAATCTGCCAGTAAAACAAATGTACGAAAACTATTTTCTTTGTTCATTTGGTGGTGCAGTAAACGAAAATTATGTGATAAATTTCTATAATAATTTAGCACAATATTACTTGAATCTTATTGGGGAAACATTGTTTCCATTAGTTGACAAAAGAAATTTTATGTCTGATAGGACAATAATTTAATTACAATGATAATAGTTGACAAATCATTAGTTGTTCCGTATTTCAACGGAAAAAAACACGAATACTACAAGCAAAGTGTTGATGAACATTATCACGTTTCATTTCACTTTGATGGGTTTTTCAAAAAACCAAATGAAGAAAATGTAGATGGTAATCCATACTTCACAAGGTTGATTGATACAATGAGACCGGGTGAATCTGAAAGGTATAAACAATGGAGGAGAGATAATTATATTCCTGAAAATAAAACTCCTTGTTTTAAAGTATTGAATATTTTAAAGAAAGGAATTCGTTCTGAAGATTGGAAAATAGATTGGTCACAATCCAATGAATTTGCACAAATAAAAGAATCAGAAACATTAGAAGAATATACTGATGACAATTATCCGTTTTGGAATAGTGTTGAAAATTGGATGTATTCATTTGGTATTAAAAAATTACTTACTGATCCAAATGCAATATTAGTTGTAATGCCTATCAACTTTGATATTGAACCTACTGAATATTATAAACCATACACATACATTATTGAATCTAAAAAAATATTAGATTATAAAATTAATGAGTATGTTATTTTTGAATCAGATAGAAAATGTATATACTATTCCAATGGAAGAAAATATTCAAACGGAAAAGTATTAACCATCATTACATCAACTGAAATATGGGAAGCAGAACAAACTGGAACAAAGAATGAAGATGGAAGTAATTTTAATTTAATTCTTAAAATGGTTCACAATATTGGTTATCTTCCTGCTTGGCAGATGGGAGGTTTTGTTTCAAATCATTTTGGTGATTATGTTTTATACGAATCATTCATTGCATCGATGTTGCCGGGTTTAGATAAGGCAGCAAGAGAGATGTCAGATTTAGATGCTGAAGTAATTCAAAACATTTTTTCAACAATGTGGAGAGTTGATGGAACGGATTGTAATACTTGTTCAGGAATTGGAAAAGTTCCTACTCCTCAAGGAAGTGTTGTATGTCCAACTTGTAAAGGTGATGGTAACTTTAAAAGAAGTCCTGAAAAAGATATTGTAATAAAAAGTTCTGCATTATCTCCAACATCAGTTCCTATTCCTCCTGCCGGTTACTTGACTAAACCAACTGATATAGTTAAGTTACAAGATGAAAGAATTCAAGCACATATACTGAATGCATTATCATCGATTGGAATGGATTACATTGTAGGTTCTTTGAATCAATCGGGTGTTTCAAAACAATACGATAGAGAAGAAGCAAACAACTTTGTTTATTCAGTTTACTATCACATTGTGGAAAATATTTTGAATGATGTTTATTTCTTCATTAATGAATATAGATATTCAATTGTTGTTCCAAATTACGATGATAGAATTTCAATGTTGCCAAGAATAAATATTCCACAAAGATTTGATATTTTTTCTGAAGGAGTTGTTATGCAACAAATACAAGCAGCAAAATCTGCTAATGTTGATTCATTAATTACTGACCAGTTAGAAATTGATTTAGTATCAAAATATTTTTACAACAATCCTGAATTAAGAGATAAGATTGTGACAACAAAACAATGTAATCCTTTGCCAAGTTTAACTGAACAAGAAAAATCAGATTTACTTTTAACAAAATCAGTAAGTAAAGAAGATGTTGTATTAAGTAATTACATTGTATCATTTATTGATAGGGCAATTGATGAAAATATTAATTTTTTAAATTTATCAAGACAAGAAAAACTTGATATTCTTTATGCATTTGCAAAACAAAAGATAGAAGAAATTTCTCCATCAGTTAAACCAATTAGTATAACATCAACTACATCTATTCCTCAAGCAACTGATGTTACGGATATTGAAGCACAAGCAAAAGCAAATCTCAAAGGAACGGTTGGTGGTGTTCAAGGAATTCTCGAAATTCAAAGGTCAGTTTCTCAAGGTATAACTGATCCATTGGCAGCAATAACATTGCTATACGAGATATATGGATTCGATGAAGAAACTGGTAAGAAACTTGTTGGTAATCCTAAACCAATTATAACACAAACTACAATTTAATAATGGCAATAACTCCACAAGATTTAGTTAGTGAAGTATCAGATAAGATTGGGAAGTTTACAAATGAACTTCCCAATCTATCTAATGATGCATTTAAAAGTATTCAATCTTTATTAAAGGAATTAAAAGTTGATGCATCAGGAAACATTAAAGTATCAGTTGAGAATTTAAGATTGATAAATAAGATTCAATTAAAATTTGAAAACAATATTCTAACGGATTCTTATCTATCACAAGTTGATGATTTAAAAACATCATTCAATGATATTACTGAATTGCAAACGAAATACTTTAACAATGTGTTTACTGATTTCGCTGCTCCTGAAGTTATTGCTGAACTTGAAAACATTTCTATAAATAGTACAATAGGTTCTTTATCTGAATTTGCAATCAATGAAAACATCGTTAAAGGAGTTACTGATTTGTTAGAACAAAATATAACATCAGGTGCTAACTTTATGGATTTGCAAGATTCATTAAAAGAATTCATTATTGGTAATGATAAGATTGATAGTAAACTTGCTTCTTATAGTAAGCAAATATTAACGGATTCAATGTCGCAATATACTGCGAATTATCAAAAAATTGTTACTGATGATTTAGGATTAAAATGGTATCAATATGTTGGTCCATTGGTTACATCATCAAGACCATTATGTGATTCATTAGTTAAAAAAAGATATGTTCACAAATCGGAATTAGGTGAAATATCAAGAGGAGTTGTTGATGGAAAAAATGTTGGTAAAGCCGGAATGATTTCAGGAACAAATGCATCTAACTTCCAAGTTTATCGTGGTGGTTACAACTGCAATCATTTGTTAACTCCTATTTCAGAACGAGCAGTTCCTAAAGAAATAAGAATTGAATTATACAAAAAAGAAAACATCAAGTATGATGCTAATGGGTTAGCAATTAACCAATAATTAATTTAAAAAAAAACAAGTTTAAAAAAAATGGAAAAAGAAAAATTTATTGGAGATGTGACTGATTGGACAACACATCGTGAAGCATTATGGTTTGCATTGGAAAGTACAAATGAAAGTGAATTACCTATTCTTGAATTGGGAACTGGTGATGGTTCAACTCCTTTGTTAACTGAATATGCATTAGAGCATAATAGAACATTAGTATCATATGATAACAATGAAGAATATGCAACAAAATATAATGCAAATTATATTGCTGATTGGTCAACTATTAACTTTGAAGATTATTCAGTTGTTCTTGTGGATCACGCACCATCTGAACAAAGGATAATTGACATTGCAAAGTTAGCAGACAAAGCAGATTACATTGTTATTCACGATAGTCAACCAACTGAACCTGCATTATCTATTTATCAATTAGATTCAATATGGAATCTATTTACTTATCGTAAAGATTTCAATAACTATGATACTTGGACAACTATTGTTTCAAATAAATTTGAACTTTAGTAAATAAAAAACAATTGAATCAGGAGCAGTTATTTAATTGTTCCTGATTCTTTTACATTACGATATTCAGTAATCAATTTATTAACTGCATTTTCAAATGATATTTTTTTTCCTTTTGATAATGCATTTGCTTGAATCTTTTTTATGGTTATACAATTCTCCGGAGAGAATATAATACTGAATGAACAACATTCATCGCAATCACCTTTTTTTCTTGACATATAGTATATATTTATTGCAGTAATTTACTGCAAATTTAATTAAGAAACAAGTAATAACAAAGAATTTTTATTTTATTTTGCATCTATGGAATTTGTTAAATTTATATTTCACGATGGTAGAGAAGTTATAGTACCTGCATCGAACATTGAAAACTTTAGAAGTGTATTTTTTGAAGACATCAAGGAATTAATTTATCCTGATGCTGAAGGAAACTTTAATAAAGTTGAAAAAAAATCTATTGAATCTAAAGATGTTTCAATTGCTTTGAAAAGTTATCAAAAAGAAAATGATGATTTGGTAAAAGAAAATGAAAAATTGAAAAAAGAAATTGATTCAAAAAAGAAAGTAGAAACAAAACCATTACTGGCTAAAAAAAGCAAAACCAAAACTAAATAATTAAATATGAAACTCGGAGATTTTCTCAACAAATTGTTCACGGATGTAGGCATTGCCTACGATGATCCATCAGTAAAAGCAGTTCTTGCATCGCAATCAGTAATTGAATTAGATGTTCCTGATGAACTATCATCAAGGGTATTATCAAATCTATTAACTGAAGAAGCAGCACAAGCAAATCCAAAGATTAAATCTTTGTTAACTGCAAAAGCATTGAATCCTATTGATTCTAAAATTGATACATTAGCAGACAAGCACGGTTTGACTGAAAAATGGATTCAATACAAGGATGTTAATGTAAGAAAAAATGCTGATGGTAAATTTAATACCTATGATGCAATTGAGAAGTTTAATGAGTTTATTGCTGAAGAAACAAAAGGAAAATATTCCGGAATGAATCAAGGTGATAAGACAAAGTTAATTAAAGATATTGAGGATTTGAACATTAAGATGTTGCAAAAAACTCAAGAGTTTGAACAAAAAATTCATCAATTAAATTCTGAAAGGTCAACTGATAGAGTTAACTGGACAATGGATTCTTTGTATAGCAATTATAGATATGCAATGGAGGATTCTTTAAAGATGCCGAAAGATGCTTGTATCGAAACTGCTAAAATTATTGCAAATAAAAAATTAAAAGAAAATGGTTTGAAGGTTGTAGCAGATGATTTGGGAAACATCGTTTTGCGTACAAATGAGGATACTCCTTACTTCGAACAAAATAAACAAGTATCAGTTAATGATTACTTATCAAAGGTCTTTGCGGACAATAATTTATTACAAACTTCTGCACCAGTATCAACAACTGCTCAAGTAGTTAATTCTGCACCAATTAATACTAATATTAGTAAAGGTCAGAATACTGCAATGAATAAGTTGCAACAACAAATTGCAGAATTAGATTCTTAATTTTATAATAAAAAAATAAAATGCCAAACGGATTTCGCCCTTATCTACTCAAGCATCTGATGGAAGTTGCTCAAAATGCTACTCCTCAATACAAAATGGATCCTCACGGATTTCTTAACTTTCTTCAATCACAAAAAAAACCATCTATTCTTCGCTTGAATAATGCAGAAGGTCACAAAGAAAGTGTTCAAATTAAATATCGCCAAAGATATACAAAGGATTTTGTGAAAAGCACAATCGATTGTAACTCTGCCAATGTTCCGTCTTACCAAGAAACAGCAGTTGGTCTTACATCAACATCTGCATTTAGCATTTATATTCCTGATGAAACTATTGCACAATATGAAGATGAAGCATCTAAATCAGTTGCAATTGGTCAACCATCTACTGACTTTATGAATGAATTTCTTGAAGAAATTTATGGTGGTGCAAATGCTATCCTTGCAAAACTTAACGGAGATTTGTTGACTACATTGTCTGCTAATATGGGTGTTAATAGAAGAACTGCATCTAATGTTGCTGCAACTTTAAACTTAAATAAAAATGCATCTACAAATGATTTGTTAACAGGAATGACTTTATTGCTTTCTGATTACAAATACAATGGTTTCTCCGGAACTCCTCAAGTAATTGGTGGTGGTTTATTCGCAAACTTTTGGTTAGAACAAGTTGCAAAATCTTCTGACCAATCAGGATTGAATACATCTGCATTAGCAGCAGGAGTTAAGTTCTATTATGATTTGGATATGGCATCTACATTTGGAACAAACAACATCGTAGTTGCTGAACCTGATAGTATTCAAATGGTTGAATACCTTAAGTACACTGGCTTTAAAGCAGGAACTAAACCGGGTGGTTCTACATTTGGAACATTGACATTACCTATGATGTCAGGTCAAGATGTAATGCCAGTTGATTTTGATTTTCAATTGAAATATAATGATTGTGCGAAATCAATTACTGATCCATACTATGGAACTACTTCAACTCAAGATCCGGGTTATCAATTGATTATTTCTAAATCAGCAGGATTGTTTACCATACCATCAAATGCATATAGAGCAGGAGATACATTGGTAGGTAATCGTGGAACATTAGGTTACTCTGTAACGAATGCTTGTACAAACTGCTAATTAGTTTTCATTAATTAAATTAAAATGCCCTACTCATAATTTGGGTAGGGCATTTTTACTAAAAACAAAATACTTTGGATTGTCTTAAAGATTATATCGGAATTAGAGGATGCACAAATACTACTTCAATTAGTGGAATTTACATCAATGATTTTCTTCCCGGAGTTGAATGGAAGCAGATTGACCAAATCGCAGATAGTGACCAACTATCATTCGTTCAAGTATGGGAAGACATTCAGAATAGGTCCATTGCAAGATTTAGAAATGATGTTAATTCATCATTGCAAAATCGTTTTGTAAACAATGGTCTTGCATCAGGATATCTTTTGAAACAAATTTTTCAATCAAATAATCTTGGTCAAATAATAGATGCAATAACAACATTTGCTCCAGTTAATGAGAGCAGAGGAATAAAGATTCATCTTTCAAACTTTGGAAGTAATTTACAATCTATACATATACAATCTTTAAATCTTTATACTAATGCTATCTATGCAGTTGCAATAGTTGTAAAGGATTTAGATACTAATTTAACTTTAGATACATTCAATGTAACATCAGTTATAGGATGGAATTTAGTTAATGTTGGAAAGAATTATTCAAGTAAAAATTTATCTATTACATACAATTCAACATTGATTACATCGGTTTCTCTTGACATTAATAATGTTAATGGATATGATGCATCTTGTGATTGTGTATGTTACAATATGGATTCTTGTAATGCATATGTAACCGGCATTAAAGGAGCAAATCAAACATCAGATTCATTTGGTTTATCTGCTATCTTTAGTGTTAAATGTACTTATGATAATTTGGTTTGCAACAACAAATCAAATTTCCTTTCTTCTTGGGCTTATCTATTGGGTGCTGAATTAATGACTGAAAGAATTTATTCTTCAAGGATTAATAGATGGACAACTATTGATAAGGCAAGAGCAACTGAATTGAGAAAAGAATTCGAAGCAAGATATATGGGAGGAGTTGTTTCTGAAGTTAAATTTGCAGGAGAATTAACGAATGCAGTTTACGGATTATATCTAAATCAAAATGATTGTTGCATCGAATGTGATTCGCCAATTATGTATAAAAATGTTTCTTTATAATGCCTACATACGAATCTAATATTGATGAATTAGTAAAGCAATTTCAATTGGAAGCAAAGAAAATTGAAAATCCAAATGAAGTAATAAGGGAAATTGCTGCAACAATTTATTCTAATATGTCTTATCGTATTCACAATACTGGTAAGGATGTAAAGAATCAATCAATAGGAAGTTATTCTACTAAAGATATTTTAATAGGTGCAAAATCTTTTGTAAATAAAGGTGCTGCTAATAAAGTTTTTGGAAGTAAGAAAAAAAGAAAAGAACTTGAATGGGTAACTTTTAAAGGAAGAAAATTAGCAGTATTAAAAGGAGGTTACAAAGAGATAAGAAACATCGAAGGTAAAGAAACAAAGAATGTTAATCTTGATAGAACTGGTAAGTTAAGAAAGGATTTACAATTCAAATCATCAGGTAAAGATTATATCATCGGATTTAAATCTGAATATGGTGATAATATGCGTAAGTATCAGGAAGAACATTTTGATAAAACAATTTGGGGAGTTACTGATGAAGATAAAAAACTTGCATTACAAATATTTGAAGATTATATTAATAAAATATTAAATGCCTAAATTAAAAGAAATAATCACATACATTAATTCTTCTTTGCAAACATCATTAGCAAATGAAAAGTTTCAAGGTGGTGAATGGTATAATGGTATTGCAGAATTAGTTCCATCTATTGATAGTGATGTAAGAACAACTTATCCTGCTATTATTGATAACTACGGAGAAGGAACATCAGTTGTAATTGATGATACTTTACCAATACAAGTTTATCATAGATTAATTTCAACTGAATATCAAACAACAACTGCTGATTTGTTTGGTGATGCCGGAAACAACATTCAGGAAACTGCTGAAATGTTTATGATAGTTATTTCAGATAGAAATAAAATTCAAATGCACGGAACTGATTTAATTGCTTATATGCTTATAAACATTCCACAATATATTCCATCATCAGTATTATCAACATTGAATCTATATGATGTTAACATTAATATAGAATCAGTTAATACTAATATGGAAGAAGTTTTCAAACAAGAATATAATTTGGATGAATATGGATTAAAAACTAATTCAATATTCTATTCAGTAAAATATAAAATAATAACATCGTTCAACAAATTATGTTTCCCAATTTGTGTTTGATGTATGGGCAATGCCATCATTAAATTAATTTTAAAAAACAAAATAAAATGCCAATATATTATCCATCGTGTTCAACGGTATTGTCACCAACTTGTTCCGATTGTCCACCAAAAGAACTTGGTGGTATTCGTTCAATTTGGTTTCAAAAAGTTAGCAGTCCATTCTTGGACATAACTAATCCAACTGAATGGGCAACAAAAATTTGTGCGAAAGATGTATTTGTTCTTCCAAAAACAAGAGGTTCTCTTGATATGGCTGAAGTTACTGATACTGGTTTCGGTGACATTCCAATGGATTTGTCAGGTTATGATTTCACATTGAATGTATTTGATCCAAACTTTCTTGGAAATTGTTCATTTTGGAATTCTATCAAGAAATCAAGTGAATGGAAAGTAGGTTATAGAACGGAAACACAAGTATATCTTTCTACATCAGTTGCTTTAATTATTCCAAAAGCACCAATATCTGATGATATTAAATCAAAGGTATTATGGAATACTACAATTAAGTTTTCGCAAGAAGATGTTCCTTGTCCAACTAATATGCCGGTTGGAATATTTGATAGATGTATTGCTTGTTAATTCTATAAGTAAATGAATTTATTGTGTGAACAAATAAATGCATCTTGTCAAAAGTGTAAAGAGTTATCCGGTGTCATTCCATATGTGTTTGACATCGGATTAACTCCAAGCACAAGTTACAATATGTATGCATCAGATAAATTTGGAAACTCCTATTTACTTGCAATAACAACTGCCATTGATGGTAAGTATACATTTAATGGTGATGTTATCTTTAATAAATGGGCAGGTCCAGTTAAGATATGGTTTACTTTACCAATGTCATCAGTAAGGGTTAACTTAACGATTAGCAGTATTACTTATACTTGCATAATCTTTAAAACTACTTGTGCGTGATAGTTGGTATTTCTGATACATCAGGAACAATTCTTCTATCATATGATGATGGAAGCAGTAATTATATTTTAAAAGAAGATGTAAACATCGAAGAATTTGAAATAAAAAACAAATGGGTTTATCTTCGTACAAATGAAAGAAGATATGCATTAGATTACACTAAACTATATGAACCATCATTTGCATCTGCATATGAATTGGCATCGTATTTAGAAACTTTAATTTTATGATTTCATTATTTGCAAAATCAATTTTGATGATAGGATTAAGCATATCAGTTATTATTCTGCAATCAGTTGAATTAATATCTGATGTAATACCATCAGGTCTTATGAAAATTACTTGGGGAATACTAATGACATTTATGATTTGGTTTGTCGTATCAGTTTATAAAGATTACAAAGCATTCAAAAAAGAAACATATCCAAAGTTTAATGACTTTGATATTCGTTTAACCAAAATAGAAACTAAAATAGATTTACTAATAAATAAAGACAATGAAGTTTCATCCAAAAAATTATCAAAAAAATAATACTCCAAAGATTATTCAAAAACTTGGAGATGCAATGTTGTTAGCAGGAGTTATTGGAGGAGTTATTGCAACTGCACCAATATCTTTGCCTACAATAATTGTAACTACTGCCGGGTATTTAGCGACAATTGGAGCAATTGGAAAAGCAATCACTAAATGTTTTTCAGCAGATGAATCTGAACTATAATAATATTAAAGATGTAGTTCTAAAGAAAGAATATAAATTCTTTACTGGCGAATTAAATCTTAATATGATTGGTATAAGAACAATGAATAGAAAATCAAATAATTTTGATGACTATTTTTGTTTGTTGTATCAAGAAAATGGTGTTGATAAAATTTGGATTAATAAAGAGTTCACAACTGATCCGGGTATATATTATCTTCAAAAAGAATTACTATCTTCTCAAGGTTGTGCGATTCTTTATCCGGAACAACATAACTCATTGTGGACAATTGGAATGCATCGTGGAAAGTATCAAGCATTTGTTCAGATAAATCCTTGTAAAATATATCGTGATAGAAACAAAGACAACTATATAGATGCTGATGAAAAATCAGTTGATAAAGGTCTATATGGTATCAATCAACATCACGGATATGATTCAATTAATATTGGTCCACATTCAGCAGGATGCCAAGTACATAGACATCCAAAAGATTTAGTTTATGTTTTGGATATTGCCAAAAAATCAGCAGCAAAATATGGTAGTAAATTTACCTATACTTTGCTGACTGAAAATGATTTTAAATAAATAGGTTAACTAAACCATCAACTGAATTTGATGTTGACATTAACTTTCTTTTTATAATTTCATCTATTGAAATCATATACATTCTGAAATCAGAATTATACTGGATATAGTTTTCAATATTTTTTTCACCAAATATAATTGTAGCGTGATGTTTATTGAAAATTTTTCCTATCTCTTGATATGTCATTGCATAATCAATTGATTTTTCTGATACGCAAAATCTACGAATGTAGTAATATGCTATATGTCTGCATAGAGTAAGTTGTTGTTTTCTTGATTTCTTATTAATTATATCTTCAACATTGAATTCCATAACTTGTGCAACTGCATCTATAATTTGAAGTGGTTTAAGTATCATTATATTATTTTTTTATTGTTAATTCATAAGGGAAAATGCATCCAATGGATAATAATTTATCGTGGGCATCTTTAATATTTAAATAATCATTTTTAAAATCATTTAAAATACTAAATACTTCGTTATTGATATCCGGATTATCTTCTTTAATTTCTCTTTCTATTGTTTCAATTAGTAATCGATATTCTTTATTGATTTTCATTAGGGAATTCACCGTTCTAACTGAATGACATATGTTGGATGTGTTCATATATTCCCACATATGAGCAATTTGAGTTAGAGTTAATGGTAAACCATTTACTTTTACAAATAATCTGATGAAATAATGTACTATTTGTCTTGGTTGTGATACTGCTCTCCTCCTTGTTTTGCTCATCAATTCAGAAACTGAAACATTTGTATGTTTTGCAACTACTCTTATAATCTTATCTGATGTCATTGTTCCTTTTTAAAATTGTTAAACCATTATTATTAGTGTATTCTCTATGAATGATCCATTGTTTTCCTTTATCAGTTACCAAGAAATCATTTAACGCATTTTTAATGCCTTGTTTGACATCAATTTTTTCAGCAAGTAGTTTACTTGAATGCTCATAGATGTCTTCATCTTTGTAACCATATGATGTTGTATCGTGAAGAATGATGTACTTCTTTGATTTGTCTGAATGAAGATTCAATTCTTGAGTTAACTGGTTATATGTATGCAATGTATCAATGAATAGTAAATCAGTTTCTTCAAGTTCAATATTAAGAACATCAGATTCTTTAAAAACAAAATTGATATTGTATTCTTTAGCCAAATTAATTACTTCATCAATTGCATTATCTTTCTTGATATCATAACTAATTAACTTTTCAGGTTTTGTCATCAAAAAAGCATATGTTGATACTGCCCATCTAACTCCTAATTCAGTTATGTGTTTACATTCATCAGCATAATATCTTAATATTGGAAGATGCTCATTAATATCAGATGGAGTTCTGAATAGTTCATCATATTTATTAAATATCTTTTCCATCTTTATTTTTTAAATGATTAATTTTTCCTTTAAGATATGATAATGCTTTTTCCAAATCAAGAATTTCAGTTTCAGAATTTTTCTTTCCTGCTCTTGCAATATATTTTATTACATTTCCCAAACGAAAATCTAAATTCCAATCATCTATGATATCTAATGGAGTTATATTTGTTGAGTTATAATAATCCGGATGAATTGTATAATTAGATTCAACAAATTAATTAATCTTTGCATATCTAATTGTTTCAGCATAATCACCTGAACCAACTATGTGAAGATTAACTTTAAAATCAACTATTGAATTATGCCAATCTAATGGAAGATTAATAGCATCAGTTGATTCAACATCTATCTTTGATTCAATTGTTTTTCCATTAACATTTTCTTGATAGATAACTATCCAGTTATCATATTGTTTTTTAAGAATTCCGTTCATTACTATATTTTTGAAAACATTTACTGCATAAAGGAATATAAAGTTCTTTTTCTCCTATAATTACTTCTTCTTCACTATCACTAATGCGATACGAATATACTGCATTTTCCTTACATTCTGCACAAATAGAAGATAATTTATCTATCTTATGTGAGATGGAAAGTATGTTTGACATTAATGTAAATGGATGTCTATTAAATTTCATATCTAATCCGGAAACAATTATTCGTTTACCATAATCTGAAAGCATTTGAATGATGATATATAAATCATTGTCAAAGAATTGTACTTCATCAATTGCAATAACATCGTAATGAATATACTTCAGTAATTCAGTTGATGAATTAATTGTTTCTGCATTGATAAATGAATCTTGAGAATGTGTTACAATACCATCAACTTCTTTATCGTATCTACTTGTGATATTTGGTTTGATGACAACATATTTTAATCCTGCAATTTTAACTCGTTTAATTCTTCGTATTAGTTCTTCAGTTTTACCGGAATACATTGGTCCACATATTACTTCAATCATATTTTATAAGTATTTGAAATATAAGAAAAGATATAAGCAATAACATCTATTGTCCATCCATTTCCTAAACATTTATATTGTTGTGTTTCAGAAATTACATCGTTACCATTTTCATCTTTAAAATAATAATCAGGAACTGTCTGCAATCTGCAACATTCAACTGGTGTTAATCTACGGATTCTTGATGATTCAAATAAACCTAAATTACCGTGTGATGGATTAGATAGTGTTGGAGATAAATCGTGTTTATATTGATTATAAAAATCTAATGCTTTTATTTCTCCTTTTTCAAAAGTATTTTTATCAATAGTTTTTTGAATTTGTGAATTTGGTTTTTTTAATTTAATTATTAAATTATCAGGAGTATGTGTTGTAAGTAAAGCACCTATTTTATCATTAGTTCGTTCTACTAATTCTTTTGCTCTTTTTGGATTTGTTCCTGTTTCTTTTCTTATTTTTTTTGCTTCTTCAGTTCTTACTTGAGTTAATCCTTTATATTCAACTGCCATACTATTAGCAGTATCAAGACAATAAGTTTTACCATCATCTCTCATCAATGGACCATTTCCTCCATTACCATTTGTTGATGTTCTTCCATATGTTGAATGAATAATAAAATTATTTTCCATTCTATTATCTTCTTTTGTAGTTACTGCTTTTCCTTTTTCATTTCCATCAGTTGGTTTATAAGAAAATCCATTGCCATTTTCTTTTTGTTGTTCTGAATTTTTGTTTAAATAATTTAACATATTCTCACTTAAAAAATATTTCTCATCAACATCATTTTGTAAAATATCTTTCAGCAATATTTTTTTATTTTTTGGTTGTGGTATTACGCTTTCTAAATCACCAAATAAACCTGATGGTTTCATTCCGATATTAGTCCAGTATAATCTTCTTCGATTTTGTGCTGATACTAATGATGAATTAATTTCAATAGGTTTAACTCCAATGGCTTTTGAAAGAATCAATTCCCATTTATCACCCATCATAACATTTTCAAGAAGAAAAAATGTAGGTTTAATTTCTTTTAATATTCTCATATATTCCCAAAACAAATAACTTTGACCTTCAAATTCAAATCCTTCTAATTTTAATTCAATATAATGTTCTAAAGTTAATATCTCTTGCTCATCTTTAGTAGACATACCTTTTCTTTTCCCGGCAAATGAAAAACTTTGACAAGGTGAACCTCCAATTAAAATATCAATATTTGGTAATGAATATCCATCAACATTAATAACTGAACCTAATTGAATTGTATCAGGATAATTATTCATTGTTGCCTTTATAGCATATTTATCAATTTCAGATGCATAATATTTATCAATTTTTATTCCTGCTCGTTCTAATGCTTGTCTTCCGCAAGACATTCCATCGAATAATGATAGTACATTCATAGTTATATTATTTATATGTGCGTGTTATGGCGTATAGCGATTCGTTAGCAGTAATACTAATCTTCATCGTCATATTCAGTTCCGTCTAATCTTTCGCCAGTATTATCATAATAAGGAACTTTAGTGGTGTCATAAAATCCAACATACTCGGCATCTATTGCAAAGTCTGTAAGTTCAAGTATCACATTGTCTTTTTGTTCTTCGTTTAGTGTTTTAATCCACTCGTTTAATCTTTCTCTTCTTGTCATTTTATTTATATTTAATTGTTAATAATCCGTACTACTGCTAACAGCACCTAACCAAAATTTTTGCGAAAAGCAAAAACTATCGGTTAGCTGCAAAACGGTAGCTGCTATTTTACCGAATTTCAATAGTTAAATCTTTCAATGAATGGTTTAAATTATCTATCATTGAATTAATCATTTCTTTACCTTCTTCAGTATTTTCAATTGTTTCAATAATACGATTTGATGAATTATAAATTCTTTCAATTGCTTTAACATATCCTAAAAGATTTTCATTTGCTTCCTTTTCTCTGAATCTTTTTTGCTTTCTATTATTACTTGCATCTACATATTGATCCAAATTAATTTTCTGAATATTAATTAAATCTTCTTTGCAGTAAACAAGATATTCATTCATCAATGATGTTATGGCTAAAAACTTGTATATGTTTTCGATGTTGATACTTTGTTGTTTCATAAGTTGTTTATTAAAATTATTGTTAAAGTTATTGCTGATAAAATTACTATTACAATTGGAATAGCAAGATTAATCAATTCTCTTTTATGTTTCATTCTTCATCCTCCTTTTCTTCTTCATCATCTTCAAATTCTTCATATTCTATATCTTCGATGTCATCAGCATATAAAAGAAATCCTTTATACTTTGGAGAGAATGGATGTCTTCCATTATCACCATCAATCATATTGTTTCCGGTTAGTATATTCATTGTGTATTGTTTTAATGTTGTTAATATCTATGTTTCTATTTTGTGACCTACATCTAAAATGATATAAAAAATGTTTTGAAATATAATCTACTTCTCTATTTCCTATTAAATACTTTTCTTCACCATCGCATAAATCTTTTCTTGTTGCCAGTTTATCCGTAAATATTTTAAAGTTAGAAAGAAATAATCCTAAAGAAACATCATCCATTGCATTATGATTCCAAGTATTTTTTTTGCTGCAAATTAATTTTACTAAATCTTTGCTTAAAAAATAACCACTTCCTGACGCAAATGTAATTTCTTTTTGAAAGTATTCAACATCAATTCCGTTTATTCCTGAATAATATTTTTCTTCAGGTTTATCCTCAAGAAATTTAAGAAGATTTTCAACTTGAACATAAGAACCATAATTTGTTCTAAATATATATTTGAAATCATATCGTTTCAAAATGTATTCAAATGCTTTAATGGTCTTATGTCCAATGTTGTGATGTCCATCTTCAATAGGTAAGTATAATGTTACATCTTCAAGATATGCAGATTTCTTTTCTGAATTTTTGTAAAATAATATTTCAACATCTGAATTATAATTCTTGAACCAAGTTTCTTTAATTGCATCTTCTAATTCTTTATATTGAGGATGTGTTGATCCAAGTATTAATATCATTACTTTACATTTTTTCATCTGCATATCTCATTAAAATGGTAAATCATCATCAAGTAATGGCTTTAATGTTTCAACTGCTTTGCTGACTTCTTCATTCTTGACATAAGGAAGTTCCAGTTTAACGGAGAAATATCTTACTCCTGCTTTTGATTCATTTAACCACAATGCAATTGCATATTCTTTGCCATCAACATTAATCTTTCCTTTGTATTCCGGATGCTTGTCAGATGACTTATTATCATTTTTAAAGATAGCACCTGAATTAATTTTTTGTTCCATTTGTGTTTTTGTTTTTTTTAAAGTTAATAATTAATTGTTTTTTGAAATATAATCTAATGCTTTTTTTATGTCTACATATCTTTGAAATTCTTCTCCATTAATATATAGAATCCAAACTTGTATATCTGCTTTATACATCAGTTTGTAAATCACTTCCATTTTTTTTTGTTCGTTCATCGATAATTTCTTTTTGTAATTGTGAAATATATATTGTACATTCATTGCACAAGATACAATTAAATTCTTTTAAAAAACGATGTTGTACTTCATCAGGAGTTATATCCCAAATGTTTTTCAGATGCTTAAATAATAAATCTCTTTCTTCTTTACTTAACTTTTCATTCATAAATAATAGGTTTTAAATCTTCCATCGATTAATGTATCTTTAATATTATAACCTGCATCTCGTAGGTCCTTTACTCTCCTTCTCATATCACCAAAACCATATATTATAGCACCATCAATACAAGTTAAATGTTCTCCTCTATTGAATGCATCAAGTAATGTTTGGCATTGTTTCGCTAAATGTTTTTTATTGTTGTGTAAAATTCTTGTTGATTCCGGATTGTTTTCAATCCTATCAAAGTTGATTACCAATTGTTCCATCGTGTTTTTGTTTTTTTAAGTTGTCAATATAATGTTGCGTTGAAATCTTTGTTATCTCTTGGTCTTTCTTTCTATCAATTTTCTCTTGTTCATACCTGATACTTTCATTTTCATATTTTAATTTATCGTGTTTTTGAAATGATTTTTCTGCTGAATAAGATGTTCTATCGTTAAAGTATGTAGTTAACCATTCGATGATAATTTGACCATCTAACCGGTCATATACTTTACCATACTTTCCTTTCTTTGCATTACTGAAACACAACTTTAAATCTTCAGGTTTTAGCATATAAAATTCATCTTGAATCATTTCAATTGTTTGTGCAACTTGTTCATCATCCATTGATTTTCCGATGTTAAAAAACTTTACTAAATCGATTAGGATAATTGAAAGAATTGCTTTGGTAACGATATCACCAAGTTCTTTTTTTATTCCTCCTAATGATGGAGTTAAACTTTCAAATACATCATCAAATTTCTTGATTTGAATTGCCTTGTAATACTGCATAGGCAAGTTTCTCCAAGTTATCAATGCTTGTTCTCTTGTCGATGCTATTTGAATTTCTTGCTGATTGACTTTTTGAAGTTCCATTATTTTGATTTTTTAATTCGTACAAATCTGACCATCCGGAAACAACTGATTTCTCTACGATTTCAATGGCTAAATTTACATTATTATTTGATAATATTTCAAGATTTTTTAATTGTTTTGATAATATTTTTTCAGTTGTGGATGCCTTTTTTCTTTTCTTTAACTTTATAAATTCATCCCATATTTCTGAAAATTGTTTATCAGCAAAAAACTGATGATTGATTTTAACTGGCAGATTTAAATCTTTAACTGCCTTTGAATAACCATCTTTATAACCATCGTTATAACCTATAATATAATGTTCATCGTTCATTATTGTTGTGTTTTTTTAAATGAAATTCAAAAAATTCTTCTCCTTTATTTGTCTTAATGACATCTACAATCCATCTCTTGATTTGCTTATCATTGAATCCATATTTCTTTGCAATAACATCTTGCACAACTTTAATGCAATTATCTCCATCGGCATTTGTTGATGATAAACCAAAGATGAATTCTATCTGATATGGTGGTTTAGGAAGTATTATTTTTGGAAGAAGAAAAGAAACATCTTCAGCAAATCGAAGATGTTCCTTTGTGCTGAATCTTCTTCCTCTATACGCATTATTAACAGACAATGGTTTAATTCCTATTCTTGCACCATCAAGAAATGAATGTAGAAGTACATCAGTCATAAACTATTTTATTTGCAAATTGTACTTTAAATCAATCATTGCTCCGGGAACATCTTTACCTGACTTCATAGCATCTTTAATCAATGTCTTTGATATTTTAGATGGTTGAATAACTTTGTATTCTTCAGATATCAATTCTTCATTTGTAATTTCAATTGATTCAGATTTGCGAAATGAAATGTTGATAAAATCGGATTCAATTTTAGTCATCGAATAAAGTTCCATTGATTCTTGAATCTTTGACTTCATTAATGCAACTGCATTGTTCTTTCTTTTTTTGATGTCTTGCAATCTCTTAATCTCATCATCAATCAAATCAATATCCTTTTCTTCGTGTCGAATAACATAGCAATACGATGCAGATTTTTCTTGAAGTTCTTCTAAATTTATTGCCAGTTTATCCGACATTTCAGGAGTTATCTCACCATCTAAATCGATGATTTCTTGAATCATCATCTTGTATTCATTTTTGATATTAAATAAACTACTCATAACTATTCCTCCAATTTTTTAGATGCATTCATAATTTCTTGTTTTCTATCAACGGTTGCCTTGATAAACTTTTCATCCTTTTGATAAATGGAAAACTTATTCCATATAGATTTTAATTCATCAATATCATTTGCTGATGTGATTTCAATACACGCATCAATTAATGAAAGAATCGGATCACCATCATTGCACCAATCCAATATCATTCTTCCGGTATCAGATGTTATAATAAATTCAGGTTGATTTGCGAATAAAGATGTCCTATCTTTAGATGCTTTTACCAAATGTTTTTCATTCAGAAATTCAAAGTTGATAGTTAATTCGTATTCAAATCCATCTCTCGTAATTTCTTTTGTTCCAACTTTAGTTACGGACAATCTTCCATTATCTCCTTTTACCATATCATAATCCTGCTTTCTTCTAACACAAGTAATCATATGGCATTTACTCTGCATTATACTTTGAATGAATGCTGAATGTCTTGGTGTTACTTTAGACCAATCCTGATATCTTCCTCCTAAAGAATCTACTATCTCAAGACATCCTCCTTTACCATCCCATTCGTGTGTTATGCTATCGATGATGATAACATCCATACCTGCATCTTCACAAGTTTTAATGGCTTCTATGTATCGTTCAGGAGAAAATGGTGCAGTTAATGGAAGAACATTGTATTCGCCTAAATTAGCATATAAAGATGCTGAATTGTTTTCAGTATCAATTACTGCTATTGTGGACCAATCACCAGTTATTCCGTAGGCAAGTAATAGAGCAGAATATGTCTTTCCAAATCCTGATGCACCGGATAAACCTAACCGAAGTTTAACCTGTTCTCGTTTTGCTTTTTGTAATTTCATTTTTGTTGTTGTTTTAAAATGTGTATAAAATTGTTTATTGTGTTCAAAATTAAAATTTAAATGTTAATAAAGCAAGATTTAAAAAAGATTAATATCTCATCCAAATCTTCTTCGTGGGCTGCATTATCAATCACAATTGTTCGATGAAATGGGCAGTCAAATACATCAAGAAAACCATCACCATCGTGACTAATTGCTATTGCTAATGTTCCTCCGGTTAAATTATACCTAATATTTACTTGTCTATATCCGATTTCTTGCAGTTGAATTGATAGATCCAAAACTTGCATTAACTTATCTTTATTCATATTTTCTCCTTTCCTTTGTTAATAGATGATATTTATCTTTGATTTTCTTTAACTCCTCATTATAATTCTTGACTTCTGCATTCTTCAGTTCAATATACTCATTGTAGATGATTTCGTGTTGTATAACATCATTTCCGTTATCAATAAGCAAATAATACTTCTCGTTATCTTGCAGGTCTTTATAATGCACCAATTTCGATTTACTCATATATTCAAGTTCTTAAAGTTATACTTTGATGTCGTGAATAACATCAACTTTCGTTTCAGTTCTTCAATTCCTCCTGATGCATCAATGATAGATTGATTGATGTACAAAGAAACTTGTACTTTTTTGTCAGAAGATGGTTTTCTCCCGGCATTCTCTCGTTTGCCTCCTTTAGTTTTTGCTTGATTTTCCATAGTTTTTGATTTTTAATAATAAATAATGAATTGTAAATGTTGCTAATGCGATTGAAAGAATCTCTATTGAGAATATTATTTCATTGTAAGTTGGTAACTGCATCGTATTATAGATTATGAATGTGCATATATGATTTGATATTACTCAAGGTGATTATTTGTTTCCTGCAAATAAACTTCGTGTATTCCTTTGATATATCAATTGTAACGATGTCTTTGATGTTAATGAATACTGGCAGATAGATGTTGATTTCTTCGCCACTTGGATCAATTTCCATAGCATATAGATGAATTACATCTTTTGAAAGGAAATCAATTGCTGATTTTGGCATTAAAGTTAGTTTTTCCATTGTTTTAGTAGTTTTTATAAGAATTAACAATTAGTGAATAGGCGGTTCTCTTTGCTTCCTGATGCATCTTTACATTTGAATCATCATTTAACCAGTCAAATGTTTCGGAATCCGTAGTATGTGCAAATATTTCTTTTCCTTTGTATGTGGCAGATACGATATATTGTCCATATCCATTTCCTCTGCTGATTTCTAATTTTACTTTTCTGAATGTTGTCATTTTTTTGTTGTTTTAAAGAGTTAAAATATGTTGTTGTTTGGTTTGACAAATATAATATCAATAGATTCTATTTTGCAAATATTTATTCAAAATAAATGAAAATAATTTATAACTTACTGATTATCAGCATATAATTTTTAACAAATATGGATCAAAATATGCGTTTTTAAGTCAAATAAAGCAGTTTTTGATAACATTAGTTCTTAACAAATGTCAGAATTTGAGCATATAATTGCATATTTGTGATGTTATTAATAAAAATTGGAGGATTTTATTGATACTAATATCTAAAATAGGAGTTAATTCTCTCTATATATATGCCATTAGTCAATCGTCCTCCCGGTTTGTCTGATGGCATTCCTTTTTAATAATACTTGCATACTGGCAGCGAAAATAGGTTTGGGTATGCATTTTAATCGATACAAAGGGATGAGGAATACATCGAAGTGGTGATACAAAGAAATGAGCCATAGGTCCTCCGGTTAGCATTATAATCGATAACTTGATTTCAGAATTAGTCACGATGTGTTGAACTAATTATACAAAGGTGGTGCGACAACTCACGAGGATGTTACATTGAAACTGGAGTATAGTACAACTTATGAAGTAATTCATAGGATAAAACATACTATACTCTAATGGATGCTCTAATCTACAAGGATATTACAATATAGATATAACTAATTAACTATATTTAAGTAAAAAAAAGTTAGTTAAAAAAAAAGAATTAGGTAAACTAAAGGAGGACAAAAAATGAAACAAACATCAGCAGTTGAATGGTTATATAATTCAATATTAGAAATCACAACTAATAATTCAAAAATTGAAGGATTATATTTATCTTCACTCGTTAAAGAACAAGAATTAATATTATCTATCTTAAAAGAATATGATGATTATGCAAACGATGGTGGTTTCTTAACTGCTGAAGATTTCTTCATACATACATATTTGAAATAGTATTTTATTTATCAAAAAAATAATGCAATAAAAAAGCACGATGGCAGCAAAAGACATTGAGAAATTCCAAATCAAAAAAGGAGAAGTAAAGAATCCCGGAGGAAGAGGTAAAGGAGTTCCAAATTCAAAGACAAGAATGAAAAGATTTCTTGAATTGATTCAAACTAAAAACAATCCTATTACTGGAGAAAAGGAATCATTATCTATTGCAGAACAAATGGATTTGGTCCTGATGCAGAGAGCATTGAAAGGAGATATCAAAGCATATCAAGAGATATTGGATCGTTTTGAAGGAAAGGTAACGCAGACAATAGAAAACATTGGTGACAATCAAATATCAATTAAAGTAATTAGAGATGCCGGAGATAGTTCTTCACCTGAAATCACTTCATAAAGGTCAACACGAAGTTCTTAATCTATCTTCAAGATTCAATATATTAAAGATTGGAAGAAGATGGGGAAAGACAACTTTAGCAGTTCACGAATTGATTCCTCAACCTGCATTAGATGGTCATCCTGTTGCATACTTTGCTCCAACATATGGTGATTTACACGATGTATGGCACGAATTGAAGATGATATTAAATCCTATCATCAAAGAAAAA